GATAACAAGGGCTAATGGTGAAGTCACAGAGCACAAGATAACACCAGGTGTCGAGTACGCTTTCGAGTTAAAGTACGGATCAGGTATTAGTAAAGTCCTACGTGAGCATGAACGTCAGACCGAAATCTATTGGTTAGCACATGAATGTTTACGTAGGGCTAACGTAACTGTACCCGTGTTTGGTATCGAGTTTATAGACAGCTTAGATACTGTAGAGGTATTAGACGAAGAAAAAAAATAGTAGGGCGTGATTCTTTACTCTATACGATAGCCAGCCTATCGATCGAAACAGGGATAGCGCCTAGCGAATTTATCAATATGGACACAGAGATGTTTAGGGCAATTATGCAAGTACTTGCCGATAGAGCTAAGGAGTTAAAAAATGCCAGTAAACGTCACAGGCGTTAAGCAACTCCAAAAGGCTATGAAAGATGTTGACGCAGACTTAAATAAACAAATGGCTAAGGACATTAAAATAGCCATGCTTATTGTCAGAAACAAAGCACGTGGATATTTACCACAACAAAATGAAGTATTAAGCGGTTGGGGCAAAGGCACAGCATCTACTGAAACTTTTAAGCCTGGCGTTAAGATATTCCCACCTTACGACTACTTAAATGCTAGAAGCAAAATTGCTTATTCCGCAGGTCAAAATAAACGTAATGACAAAGGATTTAGAGCTGCATTTTATGTGTATAACAATTCTAGATCAGGTGCAATATTTGAAACAGCGGGTCGCATTAACAAGCCTAGAGGTAATAAATCATTAAATCCCGATGCACCAGCGCAGTTTAATTCAGCCGCTGAAATGTTATCTAGCATGAAAGGTCAAGGCAAGCAAAGAGGTAGATTAATTTATAGAGCATGGTTTGAAGAACAAAACCGAGTAACACCAGCTGTAGTTAATGCTATTGAAACAGTAGCCAAAGAATTTAATAGAAAAACAGAAATAAAGAAGGTTGCCTAATGCCAAATTTAATTGTATCGGCAGTCAGCACCTTTGATAATAAAGGATTAAAAAAAGGTAAAAAAGAGGTTGCAACATTTGAGAAGCAAGTCAAATCATTTGCTAAAACCTTTGCTGCAGCATTTTCAGTAACAGCATTAACTAGATATGGCAAAGCAGCTGTTAAAGCATTTGCAGCCGATGAGCAAGCAGCCAAATCCTTAGAGCAACAATTAAAAAATACTGGCTACCAGTTCAGTTCACCAGCCATAGAAATTTACATAGCCAATTTACAAAAGACTACAGGCGTATTAGATGACCAGTTAAGACCAGCCTTTCAGCAATTATTAACTATTACAGGCTCAATTACTACTAGCCAAGATGCATTAAATACAGCTCTAAATATAAGCGCTGGTACTGGCAAATCATTAACAGCCGTTACTACAGCATTATCACGTGCCTATGCAGGCAATACCACAGGACTTAGCAGATTAGGTGCTGGCTTAGATAAGACTTTGTTAAAGACTGGCGACATGGATGCAATCATGGCCGAACTTAACAAGAAGTTCTCAGGTCAATCAGCCGCTAGATTAACTACTTATGCAGGCAAGATGGATCTATTGGCTGTTGCATCTGCCGATGCCCAAGAGATTATTGGTAAGGGTATTTTAGATTCCTTAACTTTATTAAGTGATGATAAGACTATCGAAGGCTTAACCGAAGGCATGGAAAACTTTGCCACAGCTACCAGTGAGGTAATTGTAGGTTTAGGAAAAATAGGCAGTAAATTAAAAGAATTAACAAATATACCTGGCGTTGGCAATATATTTGATATTAGAAATATACCAATATTAGGCGCAATTATACCTGGCGTTAGAGAAATAGGCCGAGGGGCTATACCACAGGTTGATCGTGGCGGTCAAGAAAGAACTGCTACTAGAATTGCTGCTCAACAAAGAGTATTAGAAGCACGTGCTATTAAAAGTTCAACTACATTACGTAAGGCTGAAAACGATCAATTAAAGAAAAAAACAGAAGTAGATAAACTTGCTGAGCAATTTAACGTAACTTTAATTGGATTACAAAAAGCATTAGGTGAAACAGTAGATGAAGAAACAAAGGCAAGACTTAGAGGCCTTATTGCTATTGAAAAAAACGATGAAGCGTTAGCTAAAAAAGCATTAGCAGAATTGGCCGCAGCCCAAGCAGCTGCAAGATTAGCCGCTACTTATGACCAAGCATTAGAGTCTGTAAAACTTATGAACGCCAAAATAGCAGCATTTTTAACTAGCATGAGCGTTAAAGGATTTGATATACCTGGCTTAGATTCATTAACTGGTGCTGGCACAATTAGCACTGGCGGTGGTGGGGGCGGAATTACAGGCACATTGGGTGGCAGTGTATTCGATCCTAGCTTTGCAAGACGTGGCGAAGAGCGATCAGTAGCAGAATTAAATATAAGAGTAGATACAGCACAGACAGGCGATAGATTCGCAGCATTGATAGCAGAGAGTTTACAGATAGCCCAGAAGTCTGGCGTATCGTATGGCATCGCTGGCGGTTTGTAATGGCAGTACCTGTAGTCAATGCTTTCATAAACTTTAGCACTGGCCCATCATTTGCCCAGGCTATGATTTTAGACCAAGGCATATTAGGAACAAATATATTAGGAGATAGTGCATCAATTATTGTCGATGTATCTAATCAAATAAACAGAATTGAAACCAAGCGAGGCCGTAACGCTTTAATAGATCAATTTCAAACTGGCACACTTACCTTACGCATAGTAGATCAAAATGGTGATTTTAACCCACAGAATCCATCTAGCCCATATTTTACATTTTTAACACCTATGAAAAAAGTGCAGATAACTGCTACATATAACACTGTTACTTATCCTATATTTTCAGGATTCATTACAAGCTATGTAACTACCTATCCTAGAGAAGCCGAAGATGTAGCGTATACAACTATACAAGCTGTAGATGCCTTTAGACTTGCCTACAATGCACAAATAAGCAATGTTGCAGGTGCTACTGCTGGTGATCTATCAGGCACACGTATTAACCAGATATTAGATGAAATTGACTGGCCAGCGACTATGCGTGATGTCGATGCGGGTTTAACTACGTTACAAAACGATCCTGGTAGCAATAGAACTGCACTACAGGCTATGACTACTGTGTCAGAGTCAGAGTATGGCGCATTATATGTAGATGAAAGCGGATCGTTTGTATTCCAAGACAGAGCAGTTACAGCTGGATCTATTGGTGGTACACCTACAGTATTTAATGATAATGGCACAGGGATACCATATGCCGATGCTCAGTGGATATTAAACGATGTGCTTATATTTAATAAGGCTACAATAACTAGAGCTGGTGGATCACCACAGGTAGCATTTAATCAAGCATCGATAGACAAATACTTTTTACATAGTTACTTTTTAGACAATCTGCTTATGCAATCAGATGCTGTAGCTCTAGATTATGCCCAGGCTTATGTCGCCAGTAGGCAAGAAACCTCAATACGAGTTGACAATATAACCCTGGATCTATACACCCCTAACTACAACAGCGGAGTAATAGCAGCTCTTAACCTTGATTTTTTTGACCCAATCACAGTGACCACTACCCAGCCAGGCGGTAGCACTATCAGTAAGACTTTACAGATTTTTGGGGTTGCCATGAATATAACCCCGAATAGTTGGAAAACCACGTTCACGACACTAGAGCCCGTTATAGATGCATTTATCCTAAATAATAGCATTTATGGCACTTTAGACTATAATGTCCTAAGTTACTAAGGAGTAGAGATGGCAGCAGGTTTAGGGTTTAAGGATTTTACTACAGGCGAGGTATTAACTGCCGCCGATGTCGATGGTTATTTAATGCAAGGTATTTGGGTGTTTGCCAATGCCACAGCTAGAGATGCAGCCGTTACATCACCACAAGAAGGTAACTTTGCTTATCTTAAAGATACAAACGTAACCACATATTATACAGGATCTGCCTGGGCTAATGTAGATACTACAGGCATGACCAATCCGATGACCACAACTGGCGATACAATTTATTCTTCAAGTGGTTCAACACCTGCCCGCCTCGGAATTGGAACTGCTGGTCAAGTATTACAAGTTAATTCTGGAGCAACTGCGCCTGAGTGGGTTACGCCTGCTGGTGGTGGTGGGATTACTTTGTTATCTACAACAACTGTATCCTCAGGAGCAACACTTACTATTTCTGGGATTAGTACTTCTTACACAAATTTACTAGTTACTATTCAAGATTTAACTTGTTCAGGTGGTCAAGGAGATTTAAGATTCAAAGCAAATGGTACAAACTCTATTACAAATGCCGTAATTTATAGAGGCACTGCCGCTTCAGCCGAACAAACTGATTTTGTAACATCTGCAAATTTTAGTTATGAACCTATTCCTGGAACTAATTACAATGTAGCGTTTGCAATAAACATCTATGATTATGCAAATACTAGTTATCATAAACCTTGGACAATAGATGGCGCAGCAAATATCCAATCCAGTTCAACAGTATTAAACATTCACGGCCGAGGAAAAATTGCCACAACTAGTGCAATAACAAGTTTGCAATTTGATTTTAGAAATGGGCAAACATTTACAGGTGGAGTTTTCAAAGTATATGGAGTTAAATAATGACTAGACCAACAGTAACAATTCATAATATAGAAACTGATGAAATAATTAATAGAGAAATGAATGATGAAGAATTTGCTCAATACCAAGCAGACCAACAAGCGGAAATTGCTCGTCAAGCCGAAGCCGAAGCGAAGGCTCAGGCTAAGGCAGCAGCCGAGAGTAAGTTAGCCGCACTTGGTTTAACTACCGATGATCTACGTGCTTTAGGTTTATAGCCACTAAATGAAGCCTTGGCTTTGTGCAGCTGGTGTCCAGTTAAGGGAACAAATTGATACCTGGTATCCAGATCGCCGCTCTACCAGTGATGGGTGGATTGGTGATGCTCGTCATAGCGCCACCAAATCGGATCATAATCCAGACAAATCTGGGTGTGTCAGAGCCATTGATGTGGATTCTCGCTTGGATTCATCCGAAGGGATCTCAATATATCTGGCTGACCAGATCAGAAAATGTGCGAAAACCGATAAGCGTATATCTTACGTAATCCATAATGGCATGATTGCTAGCAGGATACTTAATTTTAAGTGGCGTAAGTACAAAGGTTTTAATAAGCACACAAAGCACATCCATATTAGCTTTACAAAGTTAGGCGACAAAGACGGCAGAGAGTTCAATATACCACTACTAGGGGGCAAAATATGAAAATATCAGAAAAACAAAAGGCAGTACTTAAATCCTATTTTAGAGGGGTTCTAGTATCTTTCTTAACTTTCTTAGCAAGTAATGAACTTGGATTAGATCCAGTTGTATCAGTGGTAGTGGCCGCACTTGCAGGCC